GCCCAAGCTAGGAAAAGCAGGTGAGTGATTTTGAGGTCTTTGTCTAGATTCGCAATGGAGATGTTGAAGTTGCTTTCAAACTTCACCATGTCGGATGCTAGGCAGGTGACCTCTTTAGGTTCACCAGGCTTGTCGCTGAACTCTACTTGTAGGTTTATTTTCATGCTCTTAGCTTACTATGCTGCTGGGGCAGTGCCTCGGACAACTTCGCCCGATACTGGCCAGGTGATGCTTAGTGTGGCTAGATCTCCAACAGCACCGGCGAATGGCTGGTACTGGGTGACTAGAGCTGTGAAGCGGTACTCAGGGTTGGTTGCGGTGACTGTGCCTGATGTAGGTGCAATCTTTACTGCAACTGTTGAACCCATAAGTGGGAATAGTAGAGCGTCAACTGATCCTGCTCCGAAGTCCTGGTGGAAGTCTAGGGATACAGATGCATCCTTTAGGCCACCAATTCGGGTGCGGTAAGTTGAGCCAAATGCTGTGGTTTCTACTTCATCAGAAGTAATGTCCAAAGTCACAGAAGCGATGTCCTCGCTAAGTATGGCTGTGCCAATAGTAATCTTGTAGTCTTGTGCAAAAAACTTTGCCATTTATTTCTCCTAGTTTGCTATGACTGTGACTGTAAAGTCGGCAGCCAGGTATGTGGTGTCGCTGATGCTCAATGAACCAACTGAGTCCATTGACACTACTCGGCAATCGTAGGCATTACCACCGAGAGTCTTATCTGATTCTACTGCACTTTTGACACTACTTGCCCCTGTGCTTATGTAGGCATCGAGCCGTCTTTGTGCTTCACGCTCGGCAGCTCTGCCAACAATGACAGTGACTGCAAAGTTATAGTTTGTTAGCCCCTTATCAAAGGCTCCGTCATAGGTGACTGACCTTAGACCGACAATGGCAATAGGTGGGTTGGGTAGATCAGGAACTTCAGCGGCTGTTCTAAGCCCAGGAATGGTTGCAAGATTAGCGGCTAGACCCTGCCTGATTAGGCTGATGCTCATTAGCCGAAGTTCCTCATGATTCTGTAAGGCATAAGTAGTTGCTCAACATCTGGGTCAAGGTAGCGGCCAACTCGGATGGCTCCCATGTCACCAAAGCCGGCAACACCTAGAGGTGAGTCAAGACGCTTGAAGATTCTCGATGACTGAATGATGCAAGCTTGCTTTACAGCGGTAGGCACAGATGCCCAGCCCCAAGTTGCGGTGATCTTGACAAGTGCCTGGTAGTCAACAACTGGCCAGGTGTAATCGTTGATAGCTCTAATTCCTGTGTATGGGTAATAGAGTCCATCGGCTCGGCTGTTTACTGGCTCAAGCTGGTAGTCGGTGACTTTCCACTCTGTGTAGGTGTCGCCAATCTCATCGGTTGACTCAACCTTGGTCACGCTGATTGCATCGTCAATGATTAGGTTGATGGCATCGGTAGCAGCAAAGTTGCGTACAGCAGTTCCGGCGTTAGAAAAGCTTCTGGCTGTAAAGCCGTCAATAAGTCTTGAGGCAGACTCAATGGCTGTTTCTAACAAACTATCATCGAGTGAATCTTGGATGCGTAATGCCGCCTTAACTTCTGAAAGTGAGGCGTAGCCGTTTGTGATTGCCATAGTAGTCCTATCTTATCCGCTAAAAAGCATACTCTCTAAAGCGGAAGCTCTTGAGCTATCTTGCGTATCTGATTCTCGCCCTCTGTTCTTTTATCTCCTGGCAAGCTTGCCCCAGACAGGGTTGGCCGGTCAGTGCCGACATCGTAAACAATGCGTGTGGTTGAGGCATAGAAGGGTTTTACTAGCCCTGTCTTTCGCATCCTGAGAGCAAGCCCCCAGTCTGCAAACCTTACGCCTTTAGGAAATCCACCGGAAGCTTCCCATAACCTCTTGGTCATTGCATTAGCACCCATGAGGTTGAACTGTGTATCGAGTGCCTCTGGCTCCCACCTTGCACTCTGTCGGTAGTTGCTGTGCTTGTGAATCAAATGATCGCAAATCAAGTTGCAGCCATCTAGGTGAGCTTGGCCAATCTCGTTTAGGGCTTCGGGTAGGAAGTAGTCATCAGCGTTGCAGATAGCCAGCCAGTCGCTAGTGCAAAGCTCGATGGCTCGGTTCCAATACTCTGAGTAGCCTGGATGGTCCTCGACTCGAATGCGTATCTTGCTAAAGTCAGGACAGGCAGACATTACTGCTGGCAGGTTAGCTTCGTCACAGACGATTACAATCTCGGCAATCTCACGCTCTAGCGATGCAACACCGGCAAACCATTGTGGCAAGAATTGACCATACCCCTCGCCCCAGATTGCTAGGGGCAAGCTAATGGTTGGAATTAGTTGAGGACTATCTGCCAAAATCGTTCCTTTGCGTTATTTACTAGCTCGGTCAGGACTTGTGGATCACGCCAGTTATTGACTGAGGTAATACCTGCAAGCTCGTTTGTGTGTACCTGGCAACCCGATAGGACTGCCTCGATGACAGCCCTTGGCTCGGCATCAAAGCCATTGGGTAAGAATACAAAGTGACTGGCTCTGCTCATAGTTTCTAGTACCTCAGGCCTTGGCTTGTCGGTCATCATCACTAGAGGTATGCCCTGTTGATCTGCCCAAGCTTGAGCCTCAACTGGCCCCTTTTGAGGGTGCATCCTTGCAGCCCATAAAGCAAAGGACTCTTTAGGCTTTTGAGTTATCTCGCTGATGTCTAAGGGTGCTGTGACCCAAGTGCTTGCCTTTGGCTTTGTCCACTCAAGCTCCAGCTCTAGGTGTCTAGGTGTCCGGCAGATAAGAGTTGAGGCAGAGCTAAGCAATTCTGCTCTTTCATCAGTTCTTGTTTGCAAGTGATGGACAGCAACAACAGGGTTTCGCCTAGCAAGCTGTGTCATGGCAAAAGGGCTGAGTAGGTCGGTGCCAGTAATAACTATCTTGTCAAAGTCTAGGGCTTGCTTCCAGTCGTCTGGCTTGATGATTGTGACCTCGGCTGGTGCATCTGTAAGAAGTGTTTGGTCGGTCATCTCTGCCCCACCGATTAGCTTGCCATCTTTGTCGGGTAAGTGGTGAGATAACCAGGCAATCATTTGAGTAGTTTCTTTAGCACCGGCATCCAGTTTTCTTGCCAGACCTTTTCGTGGTCGTAGTTTTGTGCAAACTCGACAGCCTTGACTGACTTGTTCTTGCCTCTAGCGTAGGCCTGTTCCAATGCCTCTACTATCTCTGGCACCGATGGGATGTTCCAGAATGAGTGCTGGGCTGGATCGTAGAGTGGCTGACCTGATACTGCCCAACCATCTCCAACCAGCTCAGGACTAGCGGCAAACTTGCTCACGATGACGGGCACCCCGACACTTTGTGCCTCGACTGTTGGAATCCCAAAACCTTCCCCATAGCTTGTAGCAAGCATGACATCCCAGCTTGAGTAGATTCCTGCAAGGGTAGATTGTGGCATCCCATACTTGTAGGCAAGTGGGTCAGGGAAAGTCATGTTGTCAATCGGAATACCTAGCAACTGACCTAGTGCCATAAGGTTCCAGCCATGAGGTGAGCTTGCATCTGCGTGGATGTAAAGCATGGCATCTGGGTGTTTGCGAGCAAACATTGCAAAGGCCATCATGTTCTCTGAGTACGCTTTGCGGTGCAAGATGCCTGATGCCTTGTTAGCTGCGTTCATACCAACTACAAAGCGGTCATTCTCAAAGCCCATGTATTTGTCAACTGGCAAGCCGTCAATCTTGTCTGTGAACTTGAATACCTTTGTGTCAATGCTGTGAGGGATGTAGTGAGCCTCAACACCTGCCTTGTTTATCTGCTCTAGGCCAAACTTGCTCATAGCAAGCGGTGTGACATTTTCCTTTTGTAGCCACTTGAGCACACCTGGTGGAATTGGATTATGGTCAACAGGTGTCCAGCTCGCAATAGGAATAGTGTCAAAGCCCTTAGCGTTTAGAACCCAAACATCGTAAAGGGTAATCATCAAGTCAGGCTGGTCAGCGTTTAGGGCTTTCCAATGCTTGTGATGAGCTGGGGTCACATCGTTTGAGTAGGCTTCTGAGCCTCTTGCATAGATTGGAA